CCCTCCGCGCCGAACCGGCGAGCCTCGATCGCTTGGAAGTCCTCATGGATGGCGGGGAATCCGACCTCGTAGACGCGCAGCGCGCCCTCCCCCAGCCCGGACAGCATCGCCTCCACGGCGGTGGCGCCCTCCATGCCCATCTCCATCTTCACGACCGCCCGCCCCCTTCTCCGGTCAGGCCCGCGCCCACGGCGCGAGCAGGTCGGTGATGGCCTCATCCAGGTCGTGGGTGGTGAGGTTGCCGCGGCGTTCCGGCGCGACTTGCAGGATGAGCAGCCGGGCCGCGGTGAACAGGCAGGCCTGGTTGAGGTCTTCGGGGATCGCGACCGTGTAGCCGCCGGAGTAGGTGAGCACGACGCCGGACCCCACCGGGCAGTACGTGCCGTAGGGCAGCCGGACGTGCCCGGTGTCCTTGGAGGGGCCCTGCGGGGCCGCCACGGCGACCGGCTGCGACCCGAACGGGCCGGTCACGGTGACCGTCACGTCGGAGTAGGTCCACAGCTCCGGGTTGCGGGGCGGGATCTCATCCAGCCAGAAATCCCGCACCTGCGCGTTGCCGCCGCCCATCGCCTGCGCCTTGGACATGGCGAGGGTGTCCAACATGCTCATCGGGATCCCGCCGCCGCCGACGTCGTCCCCGGCGATGCCCTCTGCGACCTCGGACTGGGTGATGCCGGTGAACGGGACGAAGCGGCGGGTGCAGCGCGATTCGACCGCGCGGGAGGCCCGCACCATCTGCCGCTCCAGGAACGTCGGCGCGGCGCCTTGGGCGAGGAACTTGAAGGGGCCCTCCTTGAAGTCCTCCGCGCTCGCCAGGGGCACGTACTCCGGCGCGACCGGCAGCGGATCGGTCACCGCAACCCTCCGTCCACACGAGACCGAAACCGGGCATAACGCCTCAGTTGCGGTCGGGAAATGGGAAGTGCTCCGGCGTTACCGCTGGTCAGGGCTAGGCGACTCCGGCGGCCTGCAGCGCCCACGCGGCCGCGCACAGCGCCAGCCCCAGCGCCACGAAGTTGACCCGCACGGTGCGGCCCGTCGCGCCGAACGCGACGAACGCGGCGAGCACGAACAGCACCGCGGCGACGATGAACAGGATCAGAGACACCATGGCCGTACTCCTCAGCTCTTGGAGGCGGCCGGGCGGCCGCCCTTCGCGGCGGCGGGCTTGGAGCCGGCCGCCTTGTCCTGGCCGGCGTCGTCGCCGGCCGGGTCGTCGCCGGGCTGTTCCGACGGCGGGGGCTGCTCGCCCTCGCGGTCGGCCTGCCCGTCGCCGTCGTTGTCCTCGTGCTTGCCGTGGCGCCCCACGGTCTCCGGGGTCTCGTTGGCGGGGGTGGAGGGGCGGGGGTCGACCGTGACGGCGGTCGGGGCGGGCTGCTCCTGCGGCGGCCCGTTCACCACCGCACCCGGCCGGGCCGGATCCGGGTAGCCGTCGCCCGGCCACTGCCCGATGCCGGTTCCGATGACGGGCTGGGCGCCGTCGGGGACGTGTTCGGTGAACCCGGGGATCGCGAGCAGCTCGCGAGCCACCTGGTGGTCCTCCACCTCCACCACGTCCCCGGCGTTGTCCCACCGCAGCCCGCCGGGGGCGGACGCTCCGGCGACGTCGCTCTTGATGTGCACGGTCACGGCCGCACTCCTGTCGGATCAGGGGTCTGGGAGGGGTCCGCCCGGTCCGGCCCGCGGCAGACGGACCGGACCGGGCGGGGGAATGGGTGTGCTCAGAGCTGGCAGAGCACGTTGCGGGCCCGCCCGATGAACTTGGGGCCCCGCACCGCCAGGCATGTGTCCGTGGCGAGGGCGAAGGGCAGCTGGTCCGGGCTGGCGGTCGTGGGGTAGATCGCCAGGGGTCGGATGTCGCGCACGTACGGCCGGAGCAGCAGGTCCGGGTCCCGCGGGATCAGCCAGATGTCCTCGCCGCCGGCGACGCGCGGCTTGACCGGGCCGCCGCCGACGTAGGACGTGAGCGGCCGCAGCGGCTGGGTCGCGCCGCCGTTGGCGGCCGGGACCAGCGCGGAGCCGGTGTCGATGATCTGCGAGGCGTAGATCGGGGTGATCCCGTCGGCCTGGGTGCCGACGACGGCGTCCACGATCCCCAGCAGGGTCTCCGCGCCGGCCGCGCCGCCGCGGTACACGCGGTAGGACTGCGGGCCCGATCCCTCCGGGCCGACCGGCGGGGTGAACGACAGCGTCGCCGTGCCGGTCGTGCCGGTGGTGGTGACCTGCACCTCCGCCGACGGGGTGCCGCACCCGGCGCGGCTCATGACGGGCTCGACCTGGTAGTAGTAGGACCCGGCCGCGAGGCTCCCGCCGGTGGTGGCGGGGGCGCCGGTCACGGTCGGCATGGACCCGGCGAGCCGCGACCCCAGGAAGCTCGAGGGGATGAGCGGGATGTCGCGGTAGGACTGCACCGTCAACCCGGCCGCCACCTGGGTCTCCCCCAGGAACCGCTGCAGCGGGGTCTCGTACTGGCTGATCTTGTTGAGGGCGGTCGGGGAGCCGACGAACGCCCACTGGGTGCCCAGGATCGGGGCGGCGGCGTTGTTCTGCAGCATGTCGATCAGCAGGTCCAGGTGGCGCAGCGCGAACGCCGCTCCGGCCACGTCGATGCTGTTCTGCGGGGCCGCCGGGGTGGTGGCCCACTGCGAGATCATGACGTCCAGACCGTCGAACTGCGGCCACGGCCCGTACTGGGTGGCCTCCGCGGAGCCCCAGAACAGGGCGTGTTCGATGTCCCAGAGCAGGCCCTGCATGCAGGACGCGATCTCCTGGGCGCGCAGGTCCCCGATCTGGTCGCGGGTGACCTCCTGGGCGAAACCGGTCACGCCGCCCACGGCCTGCAGCAGCTTGATGGTGAACTGGAACTGCTCGTAGACGCTCGCACCCATCGGCCGGGCGCCGCCGTCAGTGACGAACCCGCCGGGGGCCCGGTTGGTGCGCCGGTTGAAGTAGTACGTGGTGGAGCTGATGGACTTGGTCGGGATCGACCGGATCATGGGGGAGTAGCGGCGCTGGTACTCCAGCAGAAGAGGGTCGATCGTCTTCTGCACCAGCTGCGGCACGCCTGCCGCGGTCAAGGCCTCGTCGAGCTCGGTGGACATCCGGGGGTACTCCAATCGCGCATGGTTGCCCCCGGATCACCAGGGGCTGGGAGGGGTGGGGACTGCCAGAACCGGGCGGAGGCCAGGACGCCCGGGGGTGGAGCTGCTCGCGCGCCGCGCGAGGGGAGCAGGGCCCGACCGGCCGTCAGACCTGCTCCGGGGCGGGCAGCACGCCGGCCCACACGTCGCTGGTGTGGGCGAGGAACTCCGCCGGATCCATGTCGTGCAGGGGCTTGTCGGCGCCGCTGTTGTCGCCGGCGGCCTTCTTGGCGGACTCCACCAGCCCGGCGCGGCGCGGCGTGCCGTAGGCCTCCAGGAACTCCTTGCGGACCTGATCCAGGACTGCCTCGCGGGTCTCCTTGGAGGCCTGCACGACGGTCGCGGCGACCGCCTCCGCGAGCTTCTGCGGGTCCAACGCCGGGGCCGCGGGGGTGGCCTGCGCGGCAGGCTTGTCGGGGGTCGCCTCCTGTGCGGGCTTGCCCTGCTCGCCCGCGGTCTCCTGCGGCGCCGCGGCCGCCGGCGCCGGGGTGAGCGCTGCGGTCAGGGCGCCGGTGATCGCGGCGAGGTCGTCGGGGTGCAGCCGTGCCGGGGTGCCGGCATCGGCCGCCGCAGTGCCCTCGCTCCCGGCGGCGGTGGCGTCGGCGTCCTCGGTCGTCGCCTTGCCCTGCTCGCCGCCCTGCTCGCGGGTCTCCTCCGCGGGCTTGCCGGTCTCGGTGGTGGTGGTGGCGCCGTCGCCGGCGCCGGCGGCGCCCTCAGACGCGCCGTTCTGCTTGTCGGCCACTTCCGTGTCCTCCTTGTTCCCGGCGGTCTCTTCCGCCTGGTCGTCGTCCTCCGCCACGGCAGTCCCGCAGGCGGGGCAGAACAGGGCACCGGCCGGGAGATCGGCCTGACACGCGGCGCATTCGCCGACGTCGCCCTCCGGTAGGTCCAGGTCCCCGTCGTTGTCGGGGTCCAGGACGGTCAGCGCCGCGGTGTAGGCCGCGCCGAGCTTGGTCGCGGCCGCGGCCACGTCGTCGTTGCTCAGGCCCCACGCCGACAGGTCCAGATCCACCGGTCCCTGCCAGCCGCCGATCGCCACGTGGGCCTCGCGCAGCTTCGCGAGCACCTCCGCGAGCGGGCGGGGGCCCGGGGCCGTCTCCTGCGCCGCGGCGGGGGAGCTCGAGCGTGCCGGGCGGCGCGCGCCGGGCATGTCCGCCGGCGAGGGCTTCCCGGCGATGCGGTCGGTCATGAGGGTGGCCTCCACGGTCTCGGTGATGGGGGTGCGCGCGGAGGCCTCCGTGGTGGAGCGGGAGCGGGAGCTGCCGCGGATCCGCGCCGCCAGGACGCCGGGGTCCTTGGTGAAGTCGACGCCGTTGACCTCGATGTCGTCGCCGGTCTCGCAGGACTCGCCGTCCACCTCCACGTAGCGGACCGGCCCCAGCCACCAGCCGCGGATGCTCATGGAGTCCAGGACGCGGCGGCCCTGGTCGTCGGGCTCGGTCGCGGAGGCGATGTCCTTGCCGGCGGCGGTGTCGATGAGGTAGCCGTCCAGGGTCGCGACGTCGGTGTCCTCATCCAGCTCCACCGACACGATCCGCCCGACCAGCTCCTTGGAGTCGTCGCCCGCGTCGTGGTGCGACAGCATCGTCAGCGGCAGCCCGTCGGGGTCGGCGAGCCGCTCCTGCATCCGCGCGACCGCCTTGCGGATGATCTCCGGGGTGTAGAGCCGGCCGTTGCGGCTCACGCCCGGGGCGAGGAAGTCACTGGTCACGGAGCCGATGACGGCCATGGGCAGGTCCCCCGATCGGGTGATCCGTACCGGCTAACTCCCCGGCCGCCAGGTACGATTAAACGGGTAATAGACCTCCGGCGAGAACGCGGGAGACCAACAGGACGGAACAGGCGAAATGGGTACAGACAGCAAGATCCGGTGGCGGGGCGGGAAGCTGCGCCTCAAGCTGGGCGCCAACGCGGTCCCGCTGCTCGCGGACGCCGACGCCGAAACGATCACCCGCGGCGCCCTGTGGCAGCGGCGCACCTACCCGATCGCGGACGTGACGGTGCAGGTGCGGAAACCGGAGCTGCAGGTCGGGCGCGGCGCGTTCGGCTCCGCCCGGGCGCGGGTGTCGCGGCCGATGCTGGTCGTGGACCTGCCCGACCGGGGCACCGTCTACACCGTCATCCCCAAGCGCCGTCTCGCCGACGCCTACCGGTTCGCCGTGCTCTACGGCGAGCAGCGGGCCGCTAGCCGCGCGACCCAGGGGTGACCCAGCACCGGCAGAACGGGTGGATCGACCCGGCCGGGGGCACCTCCCACGCGCTGTAGGGGTTCTTCGCCTCCAGGTCCAGACAGTCCTGGCAGGCACCGGGCATCGTGTTAAACCACCACTCGGTGAACCCGGCCTCGCCGTAGAGCGCGATCGACGCGTCCAGGTAGGCCTCGCTGACCTGCTGGTCCAGGTACAGCAGCGGGCCGCGGCCCTCCCCGACGATCGCGCCCAGCTCGCCGTCGGTCAGGTCGTCCTCCGCCCCGGCCAGCGCGTCCACCAGGTCCCCGGCCAGGCCGCCCTGCTGTTCGGCGACCCACCCGGCCGGGTCGAACGGATCCGGGAACTCCGGCGGTGCCGGGTCGACCGGGACCGCGCCCGCCGACAGCACGTGCGCGGCGGCGGCCGCCCCGGCGAGCACGGCGGCGGTGTGCGCGTCGCGGGCCGTGTCGGCCCAGGCGTCGGCGTGGCCGGAGTCGCGCGCCTGCCGGGCGATCTCCGCCGCCATCGCCGCCCGGTTGGCGGCGCGGGCGGCGTCCGGGTCGACCGCGGCGCGCAGACCGTCGTGGTCGATGTCCTGTGCGAACGCCACCATCAACGCGGCCAGGGCGAGCGCGGCCGCGTCGTGGGTGCGGTCGCGTTGGTCGGCGACGTTGTGCAGCGCGGCGTCCGCCATCGCCGCCAACGCGTCGTCGTCCAGGTCGTCCGGATCGGTCTCCCCGCCGTCCAGGTCGCCGGCGAGGTCGGCGGCTGGGTCGGGCGGGGCGGCGAGCTCGGCGAGGTGGGCGGGGGGGCGGTCTGTCTCGATCGGGTGGGGCAGCGCGAACGTCTGCCAGTCCTCCCCGATCGCCAGCACCAGCCGATCCAGCAGCACCGGCCCGATGTAGTCCAGGGCGGCCGCGTCCATGCCCTCGCCGAACCCGGCCGTGGCATGGGGGATCCAGGGGGTGTGCTGCGCCGGGAGGGCGTCGCCCAGCACCGCCTCCGCCAGGCTCTGCGCGAGGCTCTGCAGCGGGGCGAGCCGGTCGCAGTCCCCGATCAGGTGCACGGCGCATTGGGAGTCCGGGTCGCCGGGGGCGAACGTGGCATGCCCGACCGCGGCCGCCGGGAGCGGCCCGCCGGCGCTCTGGGCGAGCGCGGCCACCCCGGCGAGCAGCGCGGCGCGGCGGGCGTCCCCGGACCACGCCCCCACGGTGTCGGTGTCGCCCAGGAACACCAGCGTGACGTGCATCTGGTCGGCGGGGTCGCCGCCGTCGACCGCGAGCGCGTCGGGGTCGGCGGGCAGCAGCGCGAGCATCCCGCCCATCAGGGGATGGTGTGCGGGTCCGGGTCCGGGCCGCCGCCGCCGCGGACCGGCGC